TAGGCGCTAGAATTAAAGATGGCTTTGCTTCAATGGCTAATAAAGTCATTACGAAACTAAACAAAATACCTGGAGTTAATATTGAAAAATGGGATGCAGGTAGAACAGAGAAACTTGAAGGTGAACATGAAGACGTTTTAGCTGGCCGAATTGATCGCGATCAAAAACTACTAGGAGAGTATAAAGCACTTTCTGTAGAAAGAGGAAAACAATTAGAAGACGCCGCCAAAGCAGATGCTGATAGAAAAGCTGAAAAAGATGCTGGAACTGTAGGTGGAAATCAACAAGTCAATACATCTATCCAAACAGATGCTCGTGAAGTTCACATGAGTTCAGAATCAACTCAACCAACTGACTTTATAGGTATGCGAGCCAACATGGCTCTTGATGGATAAATTTAGAAGTTGTAGAACTAGCCCCGTTCGCCCGCCGTTACTACGATACCGCCTGCCGCTCCGATACCTTTCCGCTTTGATTTAAAGAATCCCCATTCTTTAAAGTCCCACTCACTAAGTCTTAGTGAATACAGAGGCCGACACGATGCCCCTTTCCCGATATTAGGTATAAGTATTTATAACTAGTTGAAAGTTACTTACGCGTCTTGAGCAAGTTTTTCAAAGTAAGATAGAGAACTATCTTCTTGTTTTGAAGTTGTTGAAATAGTATCAACACCACTCCAAGGTTGTTCATCAGCTGTAGCTACGTTTCCTGCCGAATTATCATCAGCAATTGTTTCTGCAGTAGCACCTGAAACTGTACCTGTTATACCTAACACTCTTTCCAACTTGACTTTCATCTCGTCATAAGACTTGAATTGGTCAGGGGCAATAATCTCAGCTAGAGAATGTTGCTTGTTGTAGATGGACTCAAGTTCAGAATCATCTTCCGACAAAGGAGCCGGAGCTGCAAATTCTGATTTATCATAATTCCAGTAGCCATCTACTTTTCTAACTTTAAGTTTAAAGTCAGCACCTTCCCATAAATCAAATGGATTGAGTGGTTTTTCATCTTCGAATTGTGGTTGCATTGCATCCTTTACTTTCTCAAAGATTTTCTTGCCGTATCTATACAGCATTACTTTACCTTCGTATTCTGGATGCTTTGGATCAGAAACAACTAGAACATTAGAGACATAGTGTAACCTACGTTTCTGTTTCCTAGCTTGATCCTTTTGAACCTCATCACCTGTGTTCCAGAGTTTAGTGTTATATTCACTAACTGGACAAGGCTTGTTCAAAGTTGTTAAAGACTTGTCAATAAACCACCCGCCTGGACCTTGAAACCCATGATCCCAATATTGGACCCATGGAAGTTCTTCTCCATTAGCAGCTGGTAAAAAACGAAGGACTGCATAACCATTACCTGATTTATCAAGTTCTGGTTTCCAGTATCTATCGTCTGAAAAGCTTTTAGATGCTTCAGAGTCTTTCTCTAAAGCCGTTTGTAGTTTGTCGAACCCGCTTCGACTGCGTTTTAATTCATTGAATGACATTATATTTTCCTCTTATTATTGTATTCTATTTTATAAAACTATTGTATTTAAGTGGAAAACTTTTCCCACTCTTATATATAGTATACTCGCATTCTTCAAATCGGTCAAGGACTTTTTTGATTTGTGCTTCTTGAGTACCTATTAAACTGTTGGGATTGTTAGACCCAACCCTTAATCTAGCTGTCTCTTTTACATTGTCATATGCATTAGTTCCAGCATAGATATTCTGATAAGTATCAGGTTTAAAGTTCCATATTGAATCGAACCCTATCAACCCTACCTCATCAAAACCCATTATAGATGCCTGTGTCATAGCTTGAGCTCCTGTAAAAAAGTTTACAGAAAAGCCAGGATCATCATCTGTGCCTCGCATGTTTATTATATTCCAATTGATATCAACACCCAAAACATGAACTTGCATGTCCTCTGCGGGATCTTCTGATAACCCGAATATCTGTATATGATCGTGTTTGTCTAAATCAGATTCTTCTATCCGGTAATTTTGATCTTTAAATGGTTGTAATAATGTATCCATATAAGTTTTTGGAATAGGATCCCAATCTGGAAAGATACATTGATTATCGTTCGGATAACCCGATGCACATATCTCTTTGATGATAGTCGCATCACCACCTATCAAATAATCAGGTGAGAAATCTCTATACAGAGCATTACAACCAAATGTTACTCCATCTAATTTCTCTAATGCTATTTGTTTTCTAGAAGGACCATTCCCTATGATGTATGCTATAGCCATATGCCTTGTAATACTGTTTGTAATTTCTTGTTTTCTAATTCTAAGAATGGAGCTAAACTATCTAATCTCTTTCTTGTTTTAGGCCAGATAAATTTCTCATTCATCATAGTATCATAATCATTAAAGATACCAAATATTCTATCTGCAGCTACTAATGTTTCAGCTGCTATTCTACCACCTAGATATTCTCTTAGTATATTAGAATGTTGTCCGTCTTTAATACCTATACAGAAATCTATATGTTTGTATTTGTCAAACAAGTATCTCATTTCTTCTGTAATAAGATATGTAAGTTTCTGTTTTCTTTTCTTAAACTCTATATAATTCTTTTCACATTCTTGTTCTAATAACTCACGAACATAGTATTTCTTTTTTGAGAAGTTAGCAACTAGAAAATCCTTTAATTCATCATTATATTTTCGAGCTAACTTAGCAAAATGATATCTGTCTTTTCTTTTCATAAAAGATTCTAACTTTGCTGACACTTTACCATTGTATTTGAAGTAATCATAACTGTCACTATAGAAATGATTGTTGATTGCTAAGTATAAACAGTAAGCGTCGTATCCTTCTCTACTTGTCATGTTTAATACCATTTATATCTTTGTGAAGGAAGTTGATCAGCTTCCCATCTAATTTGTTCTTTACGAATTGCTTCTTTCTTTTTTCTTTGTCGTTTCTGTGCTGGCTTTTCGTAGTATTGTCTGTCTTTAACTTCTTGTAATGTTCCTGCTCGTTCAACTTTCTTTTTAAATCTTCTTAACATTTGATCAAAAGTCAAAGGTCTAGGTTTTCTTTTCTTTTTATTAAAGTGTTTTCTTTGGTGATAAGGTTTTTGTTTTTGTGGTATCATATTGGTAACTTCGCGTGTGATTCATTTAGAAATCTTAAACCCACAGCTTCGGCTTTTATCTTTTCTTTCAATGGTGGTGTAATTAATCCTTTAACTGAATCAGGTTCTAAATGATTCTCTTGACAGAAATATACTATGGCATCTATATAACTTAATTTCTTTTCTATTACTAGTTCTTCAACTGCTGTAGTAAATTTCTTTTTAGTTAATATCATATACCATATTCCTCTCTGTATTGAGCTCGTAATTCTTTTAATGGTTCTATCCATTTTTTAGGTTCATCAACAAACATTTGTGATTGGCCTGTTTCTTCAACTGCAATAATAGTTACTATTCTATTAATTGGAACTCCATACATTTCTTCAAACATTTTTGCATATGCTGTTTCTTGCATATAGTATCCTTTGATCTTACTAGATGTTTTTCTTTTTGTTGATGTTTTAAAATCAATAACTGAAACCTTCCCTGCAAACTCTGCTATCAAGTCAACTCTACCTGCCATTTCAAGATCATTACTATACATAGAACCTTCTAACATATAGATATCTCCTATGCGTGATGTTAATTCTTTTGTCTGATTAAACATCATTAAATCTAAAGGAGTAAGTGAGTTTATTCTTTCTTCTGTAAGTTTGTTGTTTAAAAAATCTTCTTGAAGATAATGATATCTTGAGCCACGAGCCATTGCCTTACCTGAAATAGCATTTGCCTTTTCTTCACCAACAGCTGCTTTCCATTTAGCCAACCAAACTCTATTCATTAAACCTGTGACTGTTGTAACTGATGGATAATTCTTTCCCTCTGGAGTTGTATAATATCTGTTCCCGTCTATTTGTTTTACGGGTAAGGTAACAGATGGATACCCTTCTAAATGATTAAACATCTTTGATCCCATGTTTCTTAGCTACTTTATCTGTGGCTACTTGTTTTGATGTCCTACGATTGAATTGCTTATCTACAGCACTGCCTGGATGTCCTTCTCCAACTTTCTGTAATACTTCTTTAAATCCACCTAACTTTCCAGTTCCTACTCTAGCTCCACTTACAATATGGGGAGCAGTTAGAACTTGTTTGTAATCAGGATTATCTTTTAAGAATTGTGTCTTTTCACCAATACTGAAAAACTCCTCAAATTGTTCACCAGTCAATTTATCTTCAAATACATAAGTTGGCATTAATCTTCCCATTCACCTGGTTGAATATCCATGTATTCAATAGTACCATCTTCTTTAATTCTAGTCCACTTCTCACCTTTCTTAGCTAAATAGAAAGTTCCGGCCGGAACTTTTGGTGGCTTAAAACTTTTTTCAGGTTTTTTAGAAGCTTTAGGTTTAGAATCTAAAACATCAGGCCAATCTTCAATCTGTTTTGCAATTTTATCACTTGCTTCCTTTTCAGACTTACTAAAGTCCTTTTCTAATTCAAGAAGTAGTTGTCGTTCTTTGGCCAATTCTTCTGTAGCCGTATTCTTGTCTTGAGTTAATTCTAAAATTCTTTTCTGAGCATTAGCTAATTGACCTTGTAAGTCTTTTAAATTCTTTTGTAGTATTACAATTTCAGCTACATTCTTTGTTAAGTGCCTAGGCATTTTGTTCCCTCTTATCTAAAAATAATTGTAGCACACTTAATTCATCTTGTTTAAAATCTGTCATTTCTTTTGGCCCCCATATGGTTCCAAATCTGACACATTTGCTAGCAGTGTTACAATACAAAATCCAATCTTCATCAGTCATTTGTGATTTGTGTGTTTTATTATCTGTTACTTTATAAATCTCTTGTCCAAGTTTTGTAAAAAATACTTCTATTTCACTTGGATCATAAAGACCCCTTTTTTTACCTCGATAAAGTTCTTCATTTGTCTTCATCATTCTTTTCCTTTTTTTTAAGTTCTTTTGGTATTATATCATTAATCTTTGCAATCTTTTTGTCAGCTCTTACATGCCTCATAAATTTATAATAATCAGTATCATTAAAAAATTTATTTTCTCTTAAATATTGAAGCATAAAAACAGAACCCTCTTTCTCTCCCTTTTTCCAAGAGACATAAGTGGCTATTACTATTAATGTGATATATGCAAGTCCAGTTAAGACTTTATATGTTGTTAGTTCCATTGTGTATCATTATATAATAAGTGTACTAGCGGTTTCAACTAGTTCTTGTAATTTTTTGTAATCTGTCAATTTGTGATTGAATAATGGCTCTCCGATTGGGCCAGTAAATATATTCTTTTTCTTCGTTCTTCATTAGATTTTGTAATAAAGGTAGAATGAGTTTTTCACAATCTATCAATCTATCTTTGAAGTCTAATTCTTTCTTTGTGTCTATTGCTACTAGATTGTCTTTGTGATCGTCAAGTTCACCTAGTGCATTACTAATTAATTTCTGTAGTAAGTCAACCTTACCATCTAAATCTTCTATTTGAGCTGAGTTGGCTTGACCTGCAGATGATGCAGCAACTGCTTTTAGTTGATCAGCGACTTCTTTACCAATACTAGCATCTTCGCCAGTCTTAGTTTTTAGTTCGTCTTGATCTACCGCCGTAAATCCGAAATCGTTAATCTCAGCCATGTTGTGTCCTCTTAACTATTGTTATACCTCGTCTTACAAGTTCTTTTCTAATCTTCACTTTAACTTTAGGTTTAGTATTGGGTTTGTTTAATTCTTCAAATAATTCTGTTTGAGAAATGCCTTTAATATAATAGTGTTCAGGCTCCCAACGATTTGTTGATCGGCCTGTATCAGGATTTTTAATCCATCGTCTTCCACTGGGTCTTAATTTTGTTGGCATTGTACATATTGTCTATTAAAAGATCAAGGGGTGTTAGTTCGCCGAGAAATCGGCACAATCTTAATACTTCACTCCCCTCTCACTTATAAGCTTATTCGTCAGAGTCAGTATCTACAGCTGGTTCTTCTTCAACTTGTGGAGTGGCTACTGCACCAGGTGCTGGAGCATCTCCTTGTTGTTCTTGAATCTCAGCTAAGAAAGTCTCTCTTAAACGACCAACTCCGGCAAGTTCTTCACCTCTAAATGCACCTCTTTGTGAGCATACATCTATAATTGAAACTGCGCCAGCCAAGTCTTGAGCTGTTACTATTTTTACTTCCATTATATATTCCTCATAATGTTGTTAAACTAATAAAATAAATAGAACAATTTCTATTCATCACTATATAGTTTCTCATGCTTTCGCGGATTTGTCAAGGTTTTATTTTGACGATGCCACGCAAGTCTTCTTTTTCGTATTAGTCTTGCATTAGAACTTCTTCTCATGCAGGAAACCTAGATACTGTTGTTGCTGTTTCTGGGACATCTTCATCAGTCTGTTTTGTAAGTGGAGATAACTCCTCTATTGATATATCTACTGTATATCCAGAATGAACTCCTGTTCCTTTCCATGTAGAAGTTCCAGAATCCCAAAAAAAATCTATCTGTGTATTTAACATAGGATCATGTATTTTAGCAAATCCATAAGTTGGATCATATTGCCTTATCTCTGCAATGTTTTTAACATTGTCAGTAGTGTAATAGTAAACCGTTCTTTCGGCTTCTGTTAATCCTAGTTTGTTATTTACATTAGACATATAAGTATTTATTCAGTTAAAGTGTTTGATTTGGGTAACCAATCAGGAAAAGTTTCAAGCATTAATGCTCTACTAAATCCTGGTATCTTCTTACTTACTACTGACATAAGAAGTTTAGCTTCTGATACATGAACTGATCTAAGAATGTTTAAATAAACCTCTTCTCTTTTAGATTGTTTTATATCAGGCCCACCTTTTACAAGATATTGAAATTGCCTGTATGCTCTAATCAATCTATCGTCAGCTAAATCAACTGCTGGCACATCAGAAAACTGCACACCTTCTGGTAATGGTCCGTCAGGGATTAACCAAACTATTGCAGGATGATATGCTCCTTTGACTATATGTTCTAAATCTTTTCTATGACTGTATTGAGATAGAAATTCTACTTTGTCCTTTTTGGCCTTTAGTTTAGATGCTTCCGAAAAGATTTCGGCGACGCTTGCATCATTAGGCATTTTTGGTAATGGCATAATTAATTCACCTTTAATATTATCATATTATTATTAACTCGACCAGTAACCTTACTAGCCTTAGAATTTATTTCATTCATAATCTTATTTAGTACAATTTTACCCCCGCCTAAAACACGGTCTAAGAAATATGTTGTCTTAGCTCCTAGTTTCTTGACAGCTGATGTATCTCTATCAAAATTCTTTATTGTAGTTCCCTTAACATCTAATCCACCACGATCAATAGCCTGATAGTAGCACAGCTGATTTGTCTTTGCATTGAATAAGAACAGTATGTCTGCTCCAATGATTTTACTTGGTTCTATTGAACTTACTTTGTTCTCCAAATCTTCGTCTAAGAAATTAAGTTTTTTGACTTTATCTATTGCTGATATTTGTTTGGCCTTTCTTGGTTTTCTTACAGGCTTATGATTTTCAGCATAGCGTTCTGAATCAGTTTGTATTCTTATAAGGAAATTTATGAATGCCGTCTTTTCACTTTTATTCATAAAACCATAAGCTTCTTTTAATTGTTTAGATTTACCACTTACAGCCATTTTGACTTCATCTATTAATTCTTGATATTGTTCTGGTATCTTCTTAGCCATCATCGCAGATGCTTTATTTTCTGATAGATACTTATACATATCGAATGGTTCTACATCCCAAACATCAATAGCATAATCAACTTCTGCTAATAGTAATTGTACTTTGTTATTGATATTCTCTTGAACTGTTTTTCTTTTCTTCTTAATATCTGAATTCAATTCTTTCCCAAGATACATATTGTAAAGATTATGAGCTTTCTTATTCCACTTCCTTAATTCTGCATGTAGATATTTTTGATAATATACATTCCCTGTTTCACCTTCTTCTGCTTTTTTAGGAGCAGGAAATGTCAAACCCCTTTCTAGTCCAATAGCTATATAAGCTAATGTAGTTGGAACTCCCATTTTTTTAAACTTACCAGCATTCTTAAATCCAAACTTTTTAGCATAACTTGTCAATACAGACATAGACTTATTTCTATCCCACATATAATTATACCAATTGAAGTAGTCATGTATTGAATGATCTTCAAAATAATCTACATCAGGTTCTGGTCCATAATGTATATCATCTAAAGATTTTCTTTCAGCTCTAGTCTTTCGAACAGGTTTTCTTTTCGTTTTTGTTATTTTTCTTTTCGCCATATTAATTTATTTATAAATCTGTTTTTTCTACCATAACTTTTTATCTTATGTAATTCTTCTTGAAGTTGAATATCGTTCAAATAACCCTTAACATCATACAGTCCCATATCAAAACCTTCGTCTTGTAACATCAGTCCAAATCTTAATGGAGCGATCTCCCAAAGGCCTTCTTTACCACCAGAAGATGTTTCTTTTCTACATATAACTGATGCACTCCAACCATTATCAAAATGATAATGTCTTTGAATTCCGTCAGGAAGCCATTCTGTTTCATCTGGTAAAATCATTTTCTTAAACATAATTTAGTCCTATGATAAATCCGTAAAGTAAAATTAATGTGGCCACTGCATTGAGTGATATAAGTGATTTATCTTTCCACATAATTCCTACTACCATCCAACCTATAGCTCCAATCAATGATACAATAATATCTATAAACATAAATTGTTGTGTTGTTCTGAGTGTCATCCCTGTTAATATAAAAACTGTGGCAATCCACTTTATATACCAATCTACTGGTTTATGTTTAAACTGATAATGTTCTGCTATTTCACCAGGTGGTAATATAGTTTTCTTGTCTTTTTTCATTTTCAAGTAATGTTATTATACATTAGTTTCATGGTATTGTCAAGCGAATTCATCTAAATTTGGGTTTGCCTTTATTCTTTCATTTGCGATAGTTACATATTTTTGTTCCATCTCACAACCAACAAACGGGTATCCCAATTCTTTACAAGCAACAAGTGTTGTTCCACTTCCTGTAAATGGGTCATACACCACTCCATCTTTTGGTGTTATCATTTTAATAATATATTTCATAACATCTATTGGTTTAACAGTTGGGTGGTCATTTTCAATTCTTCTATCGTGTGTTTTTTCCTTTACTGACGCCTTTACATTATAAAAAAATCTTGAAGCAGTTCCTTTGTCTGCATATGTAGTATTACCTAAGAATCTGCCACCGCCAAAAACACCACCTTTATATTGCCTACCTTGGTAATCTTCTGTTCCATAATTTCTTGACCAGTTGTTGCCTCGTTCACCATACTTTGCAAATTCATCTTCAATTTCATCACTACCATCATGTAAAATATTTCCTGGCCATCTGCCAGATGATAATCTACTCTCATCAATATTAATTGCACCCACACCATGCTCTTTAACATTTTCTACAATACTTTTTTCTGAACATGGTTTTTGAGCAAGTAAAATGGGCTCATAACAAGGTTTTAACCCTGTTCCCCAACCTTTCCATTTTGGTAATTTGTTACCTACATTACTACTTTTGGGCATACCCATTGAATGTAACCACAAGAGTTGGTCCCTAACATTTAATCCTGAATCTTCAACAGCACAAACCAATCTATGAAATGTTCTGGCCGCTCCAAAGATAGCTAAATATCCACCTGGTTTTAGATTGTCAGAAATATTTTTCCAAGTGTTCTTATCAAACGAAACACAATTATCATACTTGTCCCAATCATCATAATTAATACCATATGGTGGGTCTGTAACTATAGCATCAACTTGGTAATCTAATTTAAGTTGTACGGAATCAGAGCAATGTATTTTATTTATATGCACTGGCAACCTCTTCTATTTTTTTCTGTTGTTTTGTTTTTAGTAAAATGTGTCGGTCATATGCTTCTTTAAACATATCTGCCATTTTGAGAATTGTTTCTGATTTTGTAAGTCTTCTAGATTCATCATTAAAAGTATAGACTTCCTTAAACTTTAAATCTTTCAACATTAATTGACCGGTTCCATAATTAAAATTTGTGTAATCAAGATAATCATAAACATTGAATAAATGATATTCTGGTCCTTTTGCATCAATGCTTAAAATATAATATGAGTCTATTTTGCCAGACTCAAAATAATCGAATAATCTATGCATAGAACAAATATTAGGGTTTCCTTTTTTATCAAAACCAAACTTGATATTGATATAGTTTCCTTTATATTTAATATCCTCAATAGACCTAGTTTCTTCAGCTTCAGTAAAATTAGAATCAGCGGCCATAAATTTATCTACTAACTTGGCTTCAAAAGGGCCATGAAATGAGTGCCCAACTTCTTTTATGCTGGAATTGAAATTAATTTCCTTTAAAATGTTAGGTGTTAGTCCTTCACCCAACTTCATAATATCTTTTTTATCTTCACTCAAAATCATAATTAATACAAGTTGGTCTTTTATATGTCATTTCCTTTCACAAGTGGAACTATTTCTTCTTTAGGATAATTACA